ATACAGAGATAGAGTTGATAGTTTAGGATTTTCCATTTTGCATGGTGCTAAATATGCACAATCTGTTGGAAGAAGGTTGTCAAAGTTCGTAGAACCTGTTATGTTCTATACTTCCTTCCCATACGGAACCTACGAACCAAAAACAGTTCGTGCGTTTAGAAAGCCAATGATTCGCGGTATGAGAGTCATGGCTATGCACGATGGAAAAAGCGTTAAAGATAACGAATACTTAGGTTTCTCTTTCAAGCCAGAAGATATGCAACAATTTATTGATATCGTAAGAGCTGGTGCTAGAAGAACTTTTCGCAATGAAAATAATGAGTTAGAAAAACTACCTATTGAAGATAGGTATGAAGCCAAAAACTATACATTAGATAAAATATATGGTGGGTACAACCCCGAAGAGATATTTACTAAAACGATTAAATGGTATCACAATATCTCTAAATGGGATTCGTACCGTAAGTTTTTAGGTTCAGATCATAGTTTTTATTTAGGTGAGCGTAGACCAATATTTATTCACGCTCGCCGTTTTGAAGAGATCAACTACACTTTACAAGAGGAAGAAAACGATGGGAGTATTCGACACGATAGAGATTGAGAAAGATATTCCAAACGGACCAGAGGCAGGAGAGTATCAAACAAAAGATCTTGATTGCGTAATGGACAACTATCTTATTGAAGAAGGTAGATTGTGTAAGCGTCTATACAGGTTCAAGAGTGTTGAGCCTTCAAAGTATACGTTCAAGCTTTATACGAGCGAATATCTAGGTCTTTTGGATACCAGCTTTCATGGCTGGATTGAACTGTATGGTGCTTATAGCACTTGGAAACTTAAATTTACAGATGGAGATTTAAAGGAGTGCAAACTTATGGAATCATTTGAACCTACAAAACGTGAAGATGAACTAAAAGAACTTCCAGAGGATGGATTAGACAGGGATGAGAGTGACAAATATTGGTCTGGTGATGAGCGTCAATATGATCTTGACGAAGATGACTATGAAGGTTAATAGTATATAGGAGTAAACTGAATGACTATCCCTTTTGTTGGTCTGCACGCACATTCTGTTGCAGGTTCTATTTTTGATGCTCTTGGATATCCACAGGAGCATATGGATTTTGCTTTTTCCAATGGTTGTGATGCATTGGCACTCACAGATCATGGCAATATGAATGGGCTTTCGTATCAAGTTCTTCATGCAAAGAAGATGAAGAAGGAGGGCAAGAACTTTAAGCCAATCTTTGGTTGCGAGGCTTACTTTATCCCCTCTCTTGATGAATGGCGTTCAGAGTTTGATCGCATCAAGGCCGAGTCAGAACAGAATACAAAGGCCAAGAGCGAGATTGATGAATCTATTTCGGGTGCAACTGTTGAGGACGAAGCAGCAGCGAAGAAGGAAAACAAGTCTATTCTTAATCGTCGCCGTCACCTTGTTCTTCTTGCAATGAATCAGAAGGGCTTGAACAACATCTTCAAGCTTGTTTCTGAATCTTACAAGACTGAGAACTTCTATCGCTATCCTCGTATGGATTATGCACTACTTGAAAAGTATAATGAGGGTGTTATTGCACTTTCTGCTTGTCTTGGTGGTGTATATGCTGGTTGCTATTGGGAGAATCGCGATAAGGGCGAGGATGCTATTCTTGCTTCTTTCCGTGAAACCACAAAGCGTATGGTAAGTATCTTCGGTGACCGCTGGTATGGTGAACTTCAATGGAATAATGTTCCCGAACAGCATATTCTAAATAAGTATATCATCAAGATGAAGGAAGAGTTTGGTATCAAGCTTGTTTCTACTGCTGATAGCCATTATCCTAATCGAAATGCTTGGAAGGACCGCGAACTTTATAAGCGTCTTGGTTGGCTTGGAAAGGGTCGTCCCGATTGGGCAGAGAATCAATCTGAACTACCTAGCGGTGTTGACGAGATTGGATATGAGCTATATCCCAAGAATGGTCAGCAAATGTGGGAATCTTATAAGAAGTACTCTTCTGAGTGTGAGGCAACTTATAACGATAATGTTGTAATGGAGAGCATTACAAATACTTATCAGATTGCACATACTCGTATTGAAAGCTTCCTTCCAGATGCTACTGTTCGCCTTCCAGATTTCGTTGTTCCTGCTGGTTTCAATGCAGACGAGGCACTACGTCATTATGCTGTCGAAGGACTCCGTGGTTTAGGATTAATCAACAACAAGGAATATTGTGATCGTCTTGATTATGAGCTTGATGTTATCAAGAATCAAAACTTTTCAAAATACTTCCTTACAATGAAGGCAATCTCCGATAAGGCATTGTCCGTTCAACTTACTGGTCCCGGTCGTGGTTCTGCTGCTGGTTCTCTCGTAACATACTCTCTTGGTATTACACAGGTAGACCCAATCAAGCATGGTCTACTCTTTGAGCGTTTCATGACCAAGAACCAAGATGGTTTCCCCGATATTGACTATGACGTTTCCGATCCAATGGCTCTAAAGGAAATGCTAATCAATGAGTGGGGAGATACAACCGTAGTTCCAATCTCAAACTGGAATACACTACAACTTAAATCTCTTGTCAAGGATATCAGCAAGTTCTATGATATTTCCTTCAAGGAAGTAAATGAAGTAACCTCCAAGATGATGGCAGAAGCAACTCCGCTTGCCAAGAAGGCTCACGGAATGAAGGCTGGCGTATACGTTCCAACATTTGAGGAAGTAAAGGAATATTCCAAGTCTTTGCAGGACTTTCTAGACAAGTATCCACACATCGCAACTCACATTGACGTTCTGTATGGACAGATTCGTTCATGCTCTCGTCATGCTGGCGGTGTCGTTGTAGGCGAGAATCTAGATTATTACATGCCTCTGATCAACTCTGATGGTGTCCGTCAGACTCCTTGGTCCGAGGGGCAGAACGTCCGTCACCTTGAACCAATGGGATTCATTAAATTTGATATTCTTGGACTTGCTTCTCTTCGTATGATTGAGTCTGCAATCCGTCATATCTTGAAGCGTCACCACAACAATCCAAACCCAACATTTGCTGATGTTCATAAGTTCTATGAGGAGAATCTACACCCAGAGAAGATGAATCTAAGTGACAAGAAGGTTTATCAGAATATCTTTCACGAAGGTAAGTGGGCTGGTATCTTCCAGTTTACAGAGCGTGGAGCACAGGATTTCTGCAAGCGTGTAAAACCCAATAACATCATTGATCTTTCTGCTATCACCTCTATCTATCGTCCCGGTCCTCTATCTGCTAACGTAGATACTCAGTTCGCAGAAGCAAAAGAGAATCCAAGCAAGGTCAAGTATGCTCATGCTCTAATCAAAGAAGTAACAAAGGAGACTTACGGCTTCCTTATTTTCCAAGAGCAAATCGCATTACTTGCTCACAAGCTTGGTAAGGACGTTACTCTTGATGAAGGTAATAAGCTTCGTAAACTACTTACCAAGAAGGGCACAGGCAAGGGCTTTGAAGAGAAAGACAAGATTCATTCAAAGTTTATAACTGGTTGTGTTGAAAAGGGTCTAAATGAAAAGTCTGCTCAACAGCTTTGGGAAACATTTGAATACTTCTCTGGTTACGGTTTCAATAAGTCTCACGCGGTCTGCTATTCTGTATTGTCATATCAATGTGCTTGGCTTGCCACTTACTTTGAATCCGAATGGCTTTGTGCGTTCCTTGAAAAAGAGTCGGAGCAAGATCAGAACAAGGATGATAAAATCAATCGCAAAGAGAAAGCAATCAACCTAATCAAGTCTTTTGGCTTCTCAATCTCATCACTAGATATCAATAAGTCTGGTACAACTTGGGAGATTTCAGAGGACGGCAAAGAGTTCATTCAGCCCCTTACCTGCATCAAGGGTCTTGGTGAGGCAGCAATGGAGCAGATTATAAACAATCGTCCATTCAAGAGTGCAGAAGAACTTCTTTTTACAGAGTCTGTATCTTACAGTAAGTTTAACAAGAAGGCTCTTGACGTTCTGATTCGTGCTGGTGCTTGCAATAGCTTGATTGATTCTCGTTTTACAGGAGCAAAGCATTTCTGGTCCGCTGTTGCAGTTGACCGTCCAAAGAACAAGAAGAAGCTATTGGAGAATATTGAACTCTATAAGCCAGAGGGCGACTTCACCGATGAAGAAAAGATTGAGTATCTAACAGATCTAACTGGTGAATATCCAGTATCAATGGTTCTTCCAATAGAAGTTGCAAAACGCTTTGAAGAGAAGTATATTCCACCAATCGGAGAGTATGACGAAGAACTTGGTATTACTTGGTTTATTGTTCGTAACGTAATCAACAAGAGAACAGCTAATGGAAAAGATTATCTTGTTCTTGAAGTTATTGATGATACCAATAAGCTTACACAGATTCGTTGTTGGGGAGTAAAGCCAAACGAGAAGGTTCATAAGAATCGTGTTTATATGAGCAAGATTAACTATGATCCATCTTGGGGATTTTCTGTAAGAAATATCACTGCACAGCTAAAATTGGTTGCATAAACACTATTTAAAGATATGAAAGTAACAAAAAATTATCTAATTTCTTTAATTAAAGAAGTTTTGTCTGAATCACAATATACTTCCAAAGGTCATTGGTGTAACCAAGCATCTGGCGTTCTTTTAACAACAGGTGAAAGAATCCTCCTTTTATTACGTTCTGAAAAAGTAACAGAAGGAGGTACTTGGGGAATTCCCGGTGGAGCAATAGAAGATGGAGAAGATCCATTTGAGTCTGCACTAAGAGAGTCCGAAGAAGAAATGGAATTAGCTATTGATTCTTATAAAGTTCTTGATCAAATTATTTTTCAAGATGATGAGGATGGTTTTAAATACACAACATATATTTTGAAAATACCAGAAGAGTTAACAGAAAAGGAAATAATTTTAAATTGGGAAAATGACGATTATAATTGGGTAGATCAAGATTGGATTGAAAATAATGCACACAAATTACATTCTGGCGTTATGTATATTTTAGAGAAAAAATGGAGAATTATATTTGATTCCCACTAATTATAAACAAAAAGGAATATTATTATGAAACTAACAGAATCGCGTTTGAGAAATATAATCAAACAAGAGTTAAGAAAAACTTTGTCAGCTGCTGGATTGAATGAAATGGCATATGGAAATCGTGCTTCTGAAATGGGAGAGGCATATAAAGATTTTCTTGAAAGTGGTGTACCAAAAACACCACAGGCTATCGATGCTTCCTTACAAGATACACATGGTATATACACAGTTACCGATTTACTTGCTCAACTTGCAGAAATGAAAGAACTTTATGGTGACGTTCATGCTAAATTAAGAACATTGGCTGTTTATGTTGTACGTAATGCTGATAAAATCAAACAAGCTGTATCTACTCTAAAAGATCCATTCGATACATCGACTAAAAGTGAAGCAATGAGGCATCTTGAAATTTTAGCCGGAAATTAAAAAAATCCGGTCATACTCTTCACTGATTACTAATCTATTCTACTTGACCTAGTTGACCCCTTGTGTTATATTCAATATGCACAAGGGGTTTCTAGTGTCTACACTAAACTTAGGCTATGCGTGTATTAACGTGACTCTCTCCGATGTTCCTGCCAAAAAGCGGGTAACAACGAACCGTACAATGATTCGCAAGACGTTCGATCAAAAAGGTATTAACTATGCTGCCCAACTTGCTGAACAGAATATCATTGATCTCTATAAGATTCTACAATGGAATACAGCAAACGGAGTTAGGTTCTACCGTATGTCCTCCGATATGTTTCCTTGGGCATCCGAATACGGTATCCATAATCTCCCGAATGTTGAGCATATTTCAAATCTGCTTCGTAAGTGCGGCGAATATGCTACCGCAACCAATCAGCGACTTACTTTTCATCCCGGTCCATTTAATAAACTCACTTCATCCAATCCATCTGTAACTAAAAATACTATCAAGGATTTGACGGTACACGCAGATATTCTTGATTTGATGGGCCTTTCTCGTACTCCATACAACAAGATTAATATCCATGTTGGTGCAACGTACAAGAATAAGCCTATGGCTATTGCACAGTTCCTACGGAACTTTGAACTATTGGATGAAAAGATTAGGACACGCTTTACACTAGAAAACGATGATAAACCATCATTATACAACACAGAGGAACTGTACAACAATGTTTTCAAGCACACTGGTATTCCTATTGTTTTTGACTATCATCATCATTCATTGAACAATGGTGGTATGTCACATAAAGATGCGCTTGCAATCGCCGTCTCTACTTGGGGTAGTATCAAGCCAGTAGTTCATTATTCTGAATCTCGTTGTGAAGAGCAGAAGGTAAAGTGTCCTCCACAAGCACATTCAGATTATGTTTATAACTATATTGATACTTTCGGACAAGATGTAGACGTAATGATTGAAGCAAAAATGAAAGAACTTGCTTTGTTCAAGTATCGTGATATACATTGTAAGAAGGCTGCATGACTAACGAAAACATTATAAATGCTTGGGTTCAACTGTATAAGCAGTATGAGTTCCTATGCACCGAAATGTTAAAAGAAGATAGAAAAAGTAACCTACAAGCGGTTCTTTTACTTAGTTCTCAAATGCATGATTTATGTCAGATACTAAGGCAACAAGAAGATTCAATCAATCTTATTACAGAACTAAGACTCAGAACGACTAGGAACAATAATGGTCACTAAAAAGACAATCTCTTTAAACTCTAAACACCACTTCTATCAAGAAGTATCTGATTATTCTAATCTTTATCTTAAAATGGATAAAGTAGAGTTTAGAGCATCAAACGATGGAGTGCTCGTTAAAATACCCACAGAGGTATGGCGAGAGCTATTAAAGGGATGGGATCTAAATGGCTGGCCTGTTTTTTATGATACGAAAAACAAAGAAGAATCAGATGAATGGCTTGATTCATTAGATAAAATAAAAGTAGATAAAGGTATTGTCAAACCAATAAAAAGAGAATATAATAATCAGTCAGCTGACGAGACAATCATATTCGCTAAAAAGAAAACAGGAGAATAAATGGAATCACTAAATCTAAAAGTTATGAAGATGCAAGGCTTTGTTGATTTTAAAGATAGAGCAAATGGTAATGCTGGTTTTGATCTGTATGCAACAGAAGAGGGAGTTATAGCTCCCGGTGAAAGAGAAGCAGTACCTGTAGGTATTTGCACTTCATTTAGCCCTCAGTATTATATGCGTGTTGCTCCTCGTTCTGGTTTAGCTGTTAAAAGTGGAGTTGATGTTCTCGCAGGGGTTATCGATTCCAGTTATCGTGGAGAATGGAAGGTAATTCTTCATAATACTTCAAATGTTCATTTTCATTTTGATATTGGTGATAGAATCGCACAAGCAATACCAGAGAAGATTTCAACAGAATCATTTGAATTTGTAGATACTCTAACAGAAACCGAGCGTGGTGCTGGCGGTTTCGGGAGCACAGGCCGATGAATAAACAAGCACAAAAAGTAGTATTCTCATCAGCTAAAGATGAGTGGGCGACCCCACAGGACTTCTTTGATGGTTTAAATGTTCGTTTTGGATTTACACTAGACCCATGTGCAGATGCTAGCAATACAAAATGTCCAACATTCTTTACAGAGGCACAAGACGGACTCCAACAAGATTGGGGTGGTCATAAAGTATTTTGCAATCCACCCTACTCAAAAGCCAAAGAATGGGTTAAGAAGGGATATGAGGAATCAAAGAAGCTTAACACAACAGTTGTTATGCTTGTAGCTGCCCGTACAGATACAAAGTTCTTCCATGATTACTGTATGAAAGCAGATAAGATATTTTTTATTAAGGGTCGTTTGAAGTTTGGTGGCTCACAAAACTCTGCTCCATTTCCCTCTATTGTTGTTGTATTCAGCAAATGGAAAGGTGGTAAAATGCTATCACAAGAGTTTGCCACGATGGATAACAAAGGAAATGAGATATGAGTAGTGCAAGAAAAATAAAAAAAGCACAAAAAGCAATGGCTGAAAAGTCAGTATTGTTTGGTAAGCTTCCCGATAAATGCACAGGTTGCGCTGCTCCGTATGACAAAAAGAGCAAAGAACATGCTACAACTTGGTCCGTAACTGTTTATACAGATTCGGAAGAGGTTAAGCTGTTCTGTCCAGAATGCTGGCCTAATGTAAAAGCATATTTAGAAGATCAAGCAAAAGGATTAATATCATGACAAATGAAAGTACCAGACAAGTTGTTGTAGGAAAGCTACACGAACATTTACAGAATAGTGTTGATACAACTAAATCACAGCTACAATCCCTTCAAAAAAAGGAAATGGTTAACCATCCTTCCCATTATAATAAGGGAAAGTATGAAGTTATTGATGTTATTGAAGATTGGAAGCTTGGCTTTCATCTTGGTAATGCGCTCAAATATATTGCAAGAGCAGATCATAAAAATAATCAAATAGAAGATATTAAAAAAGCTATTTGGTATCTAGATAGATATTTGGAACAGCAAGGTAATAAACCATGATTCGTCCAAAACTATCTAATATTATTGAAGTTACATTTGCTAACTTTAAAGACACAGTAATGGAAGCGAACAAGCCAGTTGTAATAAAGTTTACAACAAGCACTTGCCCGCTTTGCAAAGGCTTTCGTCCTATATTCGATAGAGCATCTGAGGATTATGAAAAGGCTTTTATCTTTGCAAATGTAAACACTATACTACAACCAAACCTAATGAAGTTTTTCAAGGTAGATGGTGTACCAGAAGTTTATATTGTTAATCCAAAAGAAGAAGATCCTAAGAAAAGAATGCATCTTATTCCTTATCCAGACAAACCAAGTGAAAAGACTGGATTTCCAGAAGATTATTTTAGAAAGCAACTTGATAAATACATACAAGAAAAACTGTGAGGTAATAAATGTTTAGTCCGTTTCAAGAAACTCTAACTTATGAGGATATTCTGATTGTCCCACAATATAGCGATATTATGTCTCGTAAGGAAGTCAGCCTTAAATCTTGGTTAGATGAAGATAGAGGCTTGTCATTTGAGCTTCCAGTTATTGCTTCTCCTATGGATACCATTAGTGAAGTTCATATGGCTCTTCTAATGGCTCGCATGGGAGGTCTTGCTATTGTTCACAGATATAATACAGTTGAAAGACAATGTGAAATGGCAGAACAAATCTTTGAAAATATACCAGCAGACAAGGTAGGTTTTGCAATAGGAATAACAGGAGACTTTCTAGAAAGAGCAAAGAAACTAGTTAGTTTAGGAGCAAGAATATTATGTGTAGACGTAGCACACGGAGATCATATCTTGATGAAAAATGCTCTTGGGGAACTACGTCATGCGGTTGGTGAAGCACCACATATCATGGCTGGTAACGTGGCTACGCTTGAAGGTCTTGACCGCATTGTTTCTTGGGGAGCTAATAGCATTCGCGTCGGTATTGGTGGTGGTAGCATTTGTTCTACTCGCATACAAACAGGCCACGGTGTTCCTAATGTCTCTAGTATTCTAGATTGTGCGAGGACTTCAAATAATGTTGCGATTATTGCGGACGGTGGCATTAAAAATAGTGGAGACATTGTTAAGGCTATTGGTGTTGGTGCTGATTTTGGAATGGTTGGTTCACTCCTTGCAGGAACTGATGAGACACCCGGAAAAATCTTTGTTACCCCCGAAGGAGAAAAGCGTAAAGTCTATCGTGGCATGGCTTCAAAGGATGCACAAGTTGATTGGAGAGGCAAGGCTTCATCTTTGGAGGGAATCTCAACCTCTGTTATATACAAAGGTACTGCAAGAGACATTATTGAACAACTTGATAATGGAATACGCTCTGGTCTTTCTTATACTGGTAGTCGGTCGATAACTGAGTTCAGAGCCAAAGCACAAATCATTCGTCAGTCAGCAGCATCTATGCGCGAGTCTGACACACATATTCTACATAGAAACTAGATGGTTGAAGATAAACTAAAAAGATTTATCGTAAACGTAACAGAAAAGCAACATGCTGAG